TGGGATGAATTCGTGGCGCTGGTCGATCGCGAGATGGCGTTCCACAATGCGCGCGAGGGCCGGAAAGGCCGCGACTATGCCGGGCGCAGCTTTGATCAGGTGTTTGCCGAAGGCTGGAAAACGGCGAACATCAAGAGTCCGAGCCAGCAGCAGCTGCGTGACAGTCTGCTGGCAGTCGACCGCAAGCGCGGTGACGCCAAGAATGGCGAGATCAGCCTGTTCGGCAATCGCTACTGGACGACGGAATGCCGCGAGATCGCGGGCAAGTATGTGACCGTCAGGTTCGATCCCGACGATCTGCACACCGCCATCCATATCTACGGCGAAGACGGGACCTTCATGTTCACGGCACCGATCATAGAAGACTTCGGCTTCAGGCAGGCCGAGGGCTCCAAGGTTGTCAGCAAGCGCCGTGCGCATGTGAACAAGCTGGCGAAGCTGCACGCCGAGGCCGCAGCCCTGCTTGATCCGGCCGAGGTCGCCCGGATCAAGGCGGGCCTGCCTTCGGCACCGGCCAAGCCGCTTGGCGAGCCCGCTGCAAAGATCGGCTATCTGCCGCGCAAGTCGTCTGCAGCGCACAAGCCGGTGGCTGCAACCAGCCCAGCATCATCAAGGATTTTCGCCGCGCTCGGCAAGCCCAAGCTGGTGAAATGAAGTGGTGCGCGGGGGCCGCCTAGGAAACCGTCCCCGCGCACCTGTCCCCCAACGAGAGACAGGAGTTCTCTACATGGAACATGGTACTGAAACGAGTCCCTACATCGAGGAGCAGCGCAGCTGGCTGATCCTCTTCAAGGAAGAGACCAACCTTCCCTGGTCGCAGCTGGCCAAGCGGACGGGCATTCCTCAGGGGACGATCAGCAATTTTGGCGGGCCGAACGGGTACAACGGCAAAAAGATCAGCAGCGAGATGCCGATCGCCGAGAAGGTGGAGCGCTTCCGGCTTTCGCTTGTCCAGCAGGCCGATCTTGATGCTGAAGTGCCCGAAGTTCCGGAGTTCTATGCCACCGAAACGACTGAGCAGCTGGAACGGATGCTCGGCTTCGCCCAGCGCGGGCAAATCGTCATCGCGGCTCTGGAGGCAGGATGCAGCAAGACGACAGCCGCCAAACGGTACGCTGTGCAGTATCCGAATGTGTTCTATGTCGAGGTGCCGCGATCTGCAGGTGCGCCCAATAACTTGTTCAAGCTGATTCTTGCAGCACTTGGCGTTCGAGATCCTTCGGGCGGGACATTCGATCTTTCCCGGCAGATCAGTGACCAGTTCAGGAAGGTCAGCAAGCCTCTCCTCATCATTGACGAGGCTCAGCACCTTGCTGAGGCGACGCTGGATGAAATCAGGTACTGGAATGATGCGACCGACGTGGGCATCGCCCTGTTCGGAAACGTGGGCATTCTGCAAAAATTCTCTCGCTTTGCCCAGCTCGACAGTCGCCTTTCGCTGCAGTTGCACCGCCGACGTCCGCTGCCTGCAGATGTCGAGGCGATGGCTGATGCCTGGAAGATCACAAATGTGCAGGTACGCAAGGAGCTGCAGGGCATCTGCGCCAAACGTGGCGGGCTGCGCAAAGGCACAAAGGCACTGCAGCTGGCGCGTATGATGGCCACCGCCGAGCAGTGCGAACTGAACCTTGATCACCTGCGCAGCGCTTGGAGCGAACTCGATGCCCCCTTGGTGGCAGCATGATGGCCGCGCTGATCGACGCTGCCGATCGGGCAGCCGCCGCCTGTGACCAGGTACAGACGATCTTCGTCGGCCTGCGTGGCAATGGCTTCGTGGTGATGGGGCGGATTGAGACGCCGCTGCTTGGCTATACGCACGAGCTTACGGTGCCTTATGCCACGGCCGAGCTTGAGCCGACGGCGCTGCCCTTCGCGGTGGAGCGGATGGAGCGGGCGCTGGAAAAGCGCCGCAGCGAAATCCCGACGTTCATGATCGACAGCGCGGAGCAGCCGCCAGTGCGAGTCATCGAGCGCAGCGACTGGAGCTTCTGGGACCAGGCCGTGCGCGCAGTAGCGGTGCTGGCGCTGATCGTGTGCCTGCCGCTGGCATCGGGGATCTGGCCATGATCGGCGGGGCACCCTTCTGGCGGGACGGCGACGATCGCCGTCCGCGCCTTCCCGCGCTGCGCCCGGTGGAAAGCCGGCCGGTGTGGGTCTCGCCCTCGCACGTCATCACCTTCGTCTGCCGGTTCTACCGGATCGAGGAGGCAGCGTTCTTTGCGCATCGCCGGGCCGACGAGCTGGTCTCAGCGCGTGCCCTGGTTGTCTGGCTGCTGCGCACGGTCCCGGCGCAGCCGATGAACTATTGCCAGATCGGCCGCGCGATCGAGCGACACCGCACGGACGTGATGCACCTGCACAAGACGGTAATCGCGCTGCGGCTGCAGGACCGCGCGTTCAAGCGCGTGGCCGAAGCGATGCGGTTCCACTTCCAGCAATCGGCCAAAGCACCCGGCCACACCGGCAATGGAGGGCACGATCATGCCAGCCTCTAATGCAGCGCGGGCTGTGCCCGCCCAGTTCGACAAGAGCAGCCAGCACCGCCGTGCGATGATCGCGAAGATCCAGATCGCGCGGCAGCAGCTCGGCATGGTCGAGGACGATTATCGCCAGATCGTGTTCGAACAGACTGGCAAGACGAGCCTGAAGGATGCGAGCGAGCCGCAGCTTGCCCGTGTCCTGGACGTGATGAAGGCCAAGGGCTTCAAGCCGCTGCCGGGGAAGAAGGCGGCAAGCCATCCCATGGCGATGAAAGCCCGCGCGCTGTGGATCTCGCTCTATCACCTGAACGCGGTCCACAATCCGGCCGAGGAGGCGCTGGAAGCCTTCGCCAAGCGCCAGTTGGGTTGCGACCGGCTGCAGTGGGCCAAGCAGTCTGATGCTTTCCGGCTGATCGAAGCGCTGAAAAACATGGCAAGCCGCAATGGCTGGCTGCAGCACAACCGGGCCACCGGCAAGGCGTTCGGTCCGGTTGAGCTGCAGGCATCGCTGTGCGCGGCAATCCTGATCAAGCTCAAGGATGCCGGCATCGCACCCGCTGACTGGCTGCTGCACGATGCCGCGTGGAAGCTGTGCGGCATCGAGAACAAGAAGGCCGATCCGTGGACGGCGAGCGATTACGAGCACCTGGCCAAGGCGCTGGGCTTCAAGCTGCGCACCCACGGCAAGGCGTTCGCCAGCCCGGCATCGTGGGGAAGCTCCGATGGCAAGACGGATGGAGGCGAAAATGGCTAAGCCCGCCACAGCCTTTGTCGACAACCAGGGCAAGCTACACGCGACGGCAGATGCCGCCGTGCTGGCCGACCTGCAGGCGATCCTTGGCCGCATCGGCGCCGAAGGTGGCCTGACGGCGGGCCTTGCCCAGCTGGTGCTGGAAAAGCGCCCCGAGATCGAGGCGGTCTTTGCCGACCTCGACGCGATGACGGGAGGCCGCCATGCAAAAGCGGCATGACAGCCTGGCCGAGCAGCAGGCCCGCATGGAGCGCTGGGAACACTGGCGCATCCTGCGCGAGCTGGCGTTGATTGCGGCCTTCGTCGCATTGATGGTCCTGCTGTTCCGGGCGGTGATGTGATGGGACGGCACCAGGACAAACGGCCCCAGTCCAGAAAAGGCGGCCAAGGATTTCGCGCGACGGCAGCCCGGCAATCTGGCCTGATGCCGGTTTCCGATCATGCGCTACTGCGATTCCTTGAACGCGCTGGCGGGATGGACGTGGAAAGCGTGCGGCAGAGCCTGCAGATCGGGCTTGCACGGTGTGCCGCCGCAGCGCGTTCGATGGGCAGCGCCGATTTCGTCATCAAGATGGACGGCCACCTCTTCGTAGTGCGCGGCGATATCGTGACTACCGTTCTCGATGACAGCGCGCAGTTCGGGGAAAAGCCGCTGCCGCTTGGTCGTCCGCTGGCGGAAAGCGCCGAATAATGGAACTGCCGGGCGTCCTTTCAACAATCGCGAACGTGGCGGGCGAAGACGCCGCGCTCGCGGTTGCGGACGCCCGCGGTGGCACACAGATTTATGTGCCGCCTGCGCCCGATGCCGACCATTGGCTGTCCAAGCTGATCGGCGTCAAAGCGGCCAAGGCCGTGGCGGAAGAACTGACCTGCGGCTTTGCCGGTGTGCGCATCGACGTGCCGCTGGGGCCGAACGGTCCCTACCTGCAGCGCCAGGCGACGGTGGACCGGATGCTGCGCGAAGGCCGGTCAGAACGTGACATCGCGCTTGCCACGGGCTACAGCATGCGGCAGGTCCGACGCCGCCGCGCCAACATCATGCCAGCGCAGGATGACAGGCAGCTCGATCTCTTCAGCTGACCTTGCGCGAAGCCTCACGGACAGGTGTCCGGGGCGATAGACCGGCTCCCAAGCCGTCAAAAGCGGGCCATGACAGGCCCTTCTCAACAGCTCCCCAGCACTCAGGAAAACACATCAAACGATGTGGCCATCGTGGTGCAGGCCTACAGCCCGCGCTATCGCAAGGCGGTGCTGCACGTGCTCGGCATCGAGGGCGGGCATGTCAACGATCCGGTCGACCGTGGCGGCGAGACAAAGTTCGGCATTTCGCTGCGCTTCCTGAAGGCGGAAGGCGCAATTGACGAAGACGGCGACGGCCTCGCTGACTTCGATCTGGATTTCGACGGCGATATCGACGGTACCGACATTCGCGCGCTGACGATCGGCGATGCGATCTTCCTCTATCATCGCTGCTTCTGGCTACGCCTCCAGGCCGAGACCTTCCCGCTGCCGATCGGCGAGATGCTGTTCGACCAGGCGGTGAACGGTGGCCTTGTGGCGGCACGCAAGCTGCTGCAGCGGGCAATCAATTCCTGCATCCTGCTGATGCCGGCCAGTAAGACGCGGATCGCGCTGCTGAAGGTTGACGGCGTGATCGGCAATGCCACGCGCCATGCCATGCTTGAGGTCATCCAGTGGCCGAACCTTGGCCTGGCGGCGCTGGTGACAGCCTACCGCGATGCCGCGCGCGAGCGATATCGCGCGATCGCGCGCCAGCTGCCGAGCCAGCGCAAGTATCTCAATGGCTGGCTGGCGCGCGCCGACAAGCTCGGAAAGGGCTTGTCATGAGCGGGTTTGGCGTGGGCGCCGCCTGGTCCCTCCTGAAGCTGCTGGGCGCGCCGATCGGCGCGGTGCTCAAGTGGCTGTTCGCCGACTGGCGCAATCTCATGATCACGGTTCTAGCGCTTGACCTGTGCAACCTGGCGTTCCGCGTTGCGCCGAGACTGCGCGACGAGATCGCTGCGGTCACCAAGCAGCGTGATGCCGTGCGCGGCACCGTCGCTAACCTGCGCGAAGAAGCGCGACAGGCCGCGATCCGGCAGCAGGCGAACCTGCAGCGCGTGGGCGCCGCCCACGAATCCATCAACCGGGAGAACGTGAGTGCGTTGCAATTGGAAGTGGCGGCATTGCGCCACCGCGCTGAGCTTCTTTCTGGCCGCTTGCGGACAGGCGAAGGTGGAGCCCATCCCGGCAGCGCCGCTGGAGCTGGTCTGTCCGGCACCGTTCCGGCCCGCACCGGAATTGCTGAAGCGTCCGCTGATCAAGGATTTCCTGCAGCCACTGGAAACACCTGCCCAGTCGCCAGTGGGGCAATGAGCATCCAGGAGCGGCTGATTGCCAGCGAGCAGGCCTATCAGCTCGATCGGCTGATCGACGCCGTGGTCGCCTCGTCACAGGTGAGCACTGCACCATGATCGAGCCAGCGGTTTCCATCAAGCAACTGGCCGCGTTCTACGGTCCGTGGGCGATGTCGGTCCTGGCGGCGGCGATCGGTGAACCGCGCCTGACGGCGCACGCCGCGCCGGGGATCGTGGTGCATATCGACAGCCTGGCTGTGCCACTGCTGCAGGGCGTGCTGGCGCTGGTTGGTGTCATCATGGCCCGCCCGCTGGCACCGCGCCGCGAGACCGAAGTGGGCTGGCTGCGCTTTGGCCTGGTCACTGCGATCATGGCGATCGTCGCCGTGATCTGGGTCGGGCAATCGCATCCCGGGCCGCTGCTGACTTTCGTGGTTTCACTTGGCCTGGGCTTCTCCGGCTATTCGCTGATCGAGTTCGCCGGGCGCGAGATCGAAGGCATGATCAAGCGCCTGATCGGGCTGTCCACCGGCACCACGCCGGGCAGTGCCGGCACTGGCGGCAACTCCAAGCAGACGGGGACAGACCAATGACCGGCAGTTGGCTGGAATGGGCCATCATCATCTTCATCGTGTTCTCGATCGGCACCGTGGTGTGGCGTGGCGGCGCGGCCAATCCGGAAGGGACCGGCAAGCTGCGCATAACGGTGAACCAGTTGCGCGGTGACGTTTCCGTCATTTCGCAGCGGGTCGGCCATCTCGAAACGGAAGTGGCCGAGCTGAAGGATGAAGCTGCAACCGCCAAGGATATCCAGCGGATCGAGCAGCTGATCGATGAACGCACCGCCGCGCAGAAAAACCTGATCGAGCGTCAGGCACACCAGCTCGACCGGATCGAGCGGCTCATTCTTGCCAAGGGGCTAGGGCATTGACCGACATTGTAACTGAAGACGCCCGCCTGTGGACGCTCCGTGAGCTTCAGAAGCAGGTTGACGGTCGCCTGAACGAGATCCTGATCCGTGGGATTCTCGACAAGAAGTACGGCATCAACCGCGATCGCGATTGGGTGGTGACGCAACTGCGCAAGCTGGAAATGCTGGGCGTGATCGAGCTGATCCCGACCGGCACGGTGCTCGTGGCGAAGATCACAGCGTTGGGCCGCGACTTTCTGGACGAGCGCGTGGTGGTCGAAGGCATCACGCTGCCTTCCGAGGCGCGGTAACATGAGCGGGGCTGATGAAGCCGCTCAGAACCGGCGCGAGGGGCGCGGTCGGCTGTCGTCGATCGACCAGCTGCCGGACGAGGCCGAACAGGATGTAATCTGGGCGCTGGAGCAGCTGCGCGAGCGCAAGCTGCCGCAGAACGCGATCCTGATGGAGTTCAACGAGCGGCTTGCCGACAAGGGTATCCCGCCGATCTCCAAATCTGCCTGGTCGCGCTATGCCGTGCGCAAGGCCATCCAGTTCCGCAAGCTTGACGAAGTGCAGCGCATGTCGGGCGAGCTGGTCAACTCGCTGGGCACTGATGGGCCGGACCAAGTGACCGTGGCCGTGGCCGAAATGCTCAAGACGGCGATGTTCCAGCTGCTGGAAGGCGGCGAGGTTTCGACCAAGGGCATCATGGAACTGAGCCGCGCGCTGCAATCGGCCGTCTCTGCCCAGAAGGGTTCGGACGAGTACCGCCGCCAGCTGGAGGCGCGCGTGAGTGCGCAGATGGCCAAGGCTGCCGAGGAAGTGACCGAGAAGGTCAGGAAGGCCGGTGTTTCTGCCGAGACGCTGGCCGAGATCAACCGTGCGCTGGGCGTTGCGTGATGTCACAGATTGATCTGATCGATGCAGTTGCGTTTGCGTTTGCCGCACCCTTGGGCCCGACTGTGATCGGCTGCGACCTATCGTCTGGCCGCGATGTGTGCGTTGAAGCTGAGTTCGATAGCTCCGGACGTCTTATGGCGGTCCGCGAACTACCGCTGGAGGTCCCAGCAACCTGATGGGCAACGCGCGCATCATCCCGGCCAATCCGGACGCGATCTTCCTGCCTTACCAGGGCAAGTGGATTGCTGACGATGCGCGGCTGAAGCTGATGGAGAAGAGCCGCCAGATCGGCATCTCCTGGTCAACCGCCTATGCCGCCGTGGCGCGCACCGGAAAGGAAGGCGCGCGGCACGATCAATGGGTGAGCAGCCGTGACGACATCCAGGCACGCCTGTTCCTGGAAGACTGCAAGCTGTTTACCGGCATTCTCGACATGGCGGCGCAGGACCTGGGCGAGCGCATCGTCGACGAGGCAACCAAGCAGACCGCCTATGTCCTGAACTTTGCCACGGGCAAGCGCATCAATTCGATGTCGTCCAATCCCGATGCGCAGGCGGGCAAACGCGGCGGGCGCATCCTCGACGAATTCGCGCTGCATCCCGATCCGCGCAAGCTGTGGGCGATTGCCTATCCGGGTATCACCTGGGGCGGCAACATGGAGCTGATAAGCACGCACCGCGGCAGCCACAACTTCTTCAACCAGCTGGTCCGCGAGATCAAAGAACAGGGCAACCCGAAGAAGATCAGCCTGCACACGGTGACGCTGCAGGACGCGCTTGATCAGGGCTTCCTCTACAAGCTGCAGCGTTCGCTTCCTGACGACGCCGAACAGCAGGCAATGACCGAGGCCGATTACTTCGACTTCGTCAAAGGTGGCTGCGCGGACGAGGAAAGCTTCCTCCAGGAGTACATGTGTCAGCCCGCCGACGATGACGCGGCGTTCCTCGAATATGACCTGATCGCGTCGGCCGAGTACGCCGCAGGGACCGACTGGGGCCGGATCGAGGGTGGCACGCTGTTCGCAGGCGTGGACATTGGTCGCAAGCAGGACCTGACCGTGCTGTGGATCGTCGAGCTGCTCGGCGACGTGCTCTACACCCGCCACGTCGAGACCATGCGCAACATGACCAAGGGCGACCAGGAGAAGATCCTGTGGCCTTGGTTCGAACGCTGCCAGCGGGTTTGCATCGACAGCACCGGCCTTGGCATTGGCTGGGCCGACGACGCGCAAAAGGCGTTCGGCACCTATCGCGTCGAAGGGGTGAACTTCTCCGGCCGGGTCAAGGAAGAGCTGGCCTATCCGTTGCGGGCGAAGATGGAAGATCGGCGCCTGCGCATCCCCTACGACAAGAACATCCGCGCCGATCTGCGCGCCGTGACGAAAACCACCACCGCTGCCGGCAACATCCGCTTCACGGCCGAGCGCACCAAGGATGGGCACTCCGACCGCTTCTGGGCGCTGGCTCTGGCGATCCATGCGGCCGGCAATGGCCAAGGCCCGGCATGGAAGCCGCTGATCGAACCAAAGCGGCCCGGCGCGCCCCGCACTCTCGATGATGACTGGATCCCCGCATGAGCTGGCTTCAATCCTTCAAGTCCTTCGGCATGAAGGCCGCCGAGACCTGGCGCGAGATGCGCCATGGCGGGCGGGTGCCGTTCCTGTCGGGCCTCTTGCGCCGGACGCGGTTCGACTATCGCAAAGAAGTGGGCGACTGCCTCGATTCCTCGGTGGTGACCGCGCCTGCCATGTGGATCGGCCGCGCGCTGCCTGAGGCCGAACTGGCGCTGAAGCGCAAGGATGCCAAGGGGAACGTGACCGAGGTGGACAACCACCCGATGCTCGAGCTGATCCAGACGCCCAACCCGTTCTATGGCGATATCGCGCTGTGGATGGCGACGATCGTGTCGTTCGTCATCACCGGCAATGCCTACTGGCTGATCATGCGCAACAGCTACGGCCAGCCTGCCGAGTTGTGGTTCGTGCCGAGCTGGAACATGGAGCCGTGCTGGCCGCAGGATGGCAGCGAGTTCATCCGGCACTACCACTACCGGCCCGGGGGCAGCAGCGGCGAGACGTTCCATATTCGGCCCGAGGACGTGGTGCATTTCCGCTATGGCATCAATCCGCGCAATCCGCGCATGGGCTTGTCACCGCTGGAAGGCGTGATCCGCGAGATCTTCATTGACCTCGAAAGCAGCAACTTCGTTGCCAGCCTGCTGCGGAACATGGGCGTGCCGGGCGTGGTGATCAGCCCCAAGGCCGGCGCTATGCCGGCACCCGAGGACGTTCAAGCCACCAAGACATGGTTTGCCCAGGCCTTCGGCGGTGACAACCGTGGCGGGCCGCTGGTCATGGGCGCGCCGACCGACGTGCAGGCCTATGGCTTCAACCCGCAGCAGATGAACATGAGCGAAGGCCGCGACGTGGCCGAGGAGCGCGTCTGCGCCTGCCTTGGCATTCCGGCCGCAATCGTCGGCTTCGGCGCCGGCCTGCAATCGACCAAGGTTGGCGCAACCATGGAAGAGCTGCGCAAGCTGGCCTGGAACAACGGCGTGCTGCCGATCGGCCGGATGCTGGCCGACGAGCTGAAGCGTTCGCTGCTGAGCCAGTTCGCCGGTTCGGAAGGCTTGCATGTCTTCTGGGATACGGACGATGTGCCGGCGCTGCAGGAAGACGAGGACAAGCGCAGCGACCGGGCGATCAAGCAGTTCAAGGAAGGGCTGATCAGCCACCACCAGGCGCTGCGCATCGTGGGCGAGGAGCCGCTGGCAACGGCCGACTTCTATCTGCGGCCGATATCGGTGAACGAAGTGCCGGTGGCCGAGGTCGGCATTCGCGTTGAACCGCAGTCCACGCTGCCGCTGCTGATGCCGCCAAAGGGCGCCAAGGCGCAGGCGACGGACGCGGCGTACAAGAAAGGCTATGCCTGGGCGTTGCTGTTGCAGCGGCAGTCGACCGGCCTTCAAGCGAGCGCTGAGAAGTCTCTCAGCCGCTTCTTTGTCGGCCTTGGCATGCGCGCCCGCCACGAGGCGATGCCGTTCCTCGAACGCGATCCGACCATTGCGGGCAAGGATGCCGGGAAGGGTGAGAAGTCAGACGAGCTGCTGGCACAACTGATCCTGGACAAGCTGGGCATCGCGCAGTTCCAGGCCGATCTGCGCCATATCTACGAGGCGCACTATCTTGAAGTGGCCAAGGCGACCAACGCCGCTGCCGAGCATGGCGGCATTGGCGTGAACCTGTCGGACACGGTCACCCAGGCGATCCTTGCGGCGGGCGGCAAACGGGTCGGCCTGGTCGATCTGGAAGGACAGACGCGCGATGCGCTGTTCCAGTCGCTGGCGCAGGGCCGCGCCGAGGGTGAAGGGCCGATCAAGCTGGCGATGCGCATCTCGGACCTGGTCGAGGCTGGGCCCAGCACTTCACCGCTGCTGCGCGCGCGCCGGATCGCGCGGACGGAAACCGCCTATGCCCAGAACGTGGCGACGATCGAGCGGGCCCGCGAGGCCGGTTACGGCACCCTGATCATCTACGACGGGCTGCTCGGGCCTGGCCGATCGTCCGAAGAGCACATGGCCCGCAACGGTTCGATTGTCTCGATCGAGCAGGCACTGATCATGGCCGACGAAGAGCATCCCAACGGGACGCTGAGCTTCGCGCCGAATTTCGAGGAGTGAGAGCAATGAAAATCAAGGGCATGACGATCGAAAAGATGGACGAAGCCGGAACCGGCCGCGCCCGCATTGCCCAGCTTTCCGCCGTGGACAGCGACGGCGATACCTACGCGCCCGGTGCCTTCAGCTGGGGCCAGGGCGGCGGCCAGTGGGTCAACATGATCCCGGCGCACGATCGGCGAGCCATGCCGTTCGGCAAGGCCTGGCTGCACGAGGAAGGCGACTGGTGCATTGCCGATCTCTACCTCAACCTCGACACACAAGCCGGCAAGGACTGGCACGCCACGCTGAAGTTCGACCTGGCCAAGGGCCTGCCGGTGCAGGAATGGTCCTATGGCTACCAGGTGCTCGATGCCGTCCAGGAGCAGCGCGACGGGAAGTACGTGCAGATCCTGAAGAAGCTCGATGTCGACGAGATCTCGCCAGTGTTGCGCGGGGCTGGTGTCGGCACGGGAACGCTGTCGATGAAGTCGGCCGAATTGAAGGCGGCGAAGTTCGCGCCGCTGATCGGCAGCCTGACCGAGATGGCGGTGGCGATCGGCGACGATCCGGCGGCGCTTTCTGCCACGGGCCTGAAGCAGCTGGGCGAGATCCACAGCGCGATTACGACAGTGCTGGAGAAGGCAGTCCAGCTCGATCCCAAGGCAGAAGCGCGGATTGCGGCGGAGCACGATCAGCTTATCCAGAACGCCTTGGGGGGATGGCTTGAGCACATGTCCCGCGGCCATCTTCCGCCCCACAAGCCGACAGTATGACATTTGCCGTCAGGGCGCTGTGAGAGGCCCCTGACGGTCCTGCCCCCGGTAAAATGGCCGGGCCTGCCTTCTTAGGCCTTCTTAAACCGCGAAATGGGGCAATTGGTTGCCCACTCTCGGCAACGATCTGCACCTGTTGGCGGTGCACGGTTGTCAGAAGCCGGTTTGATCGTTTAGACCCGCCGTCGGTGGCAGGCGATGCCTGATCCACATCGGCTGCCACTTCACCCGACATTCTCGCGCGCCGCCACGGACAGGTGTCCGGGGCGAAGGCGCGCGCAAGCTCCTGCCACATGGCCCGAGATTTTGGTCTCAGGCTTGAGGAGCGACGGGTATGTCCGAACTGAATTTGACGCAGCTGCGCGAGAAGATGGCTGCAAAGCAGGAGCAACTTGGCAAGGTGTTTGCCGAAGCGCTGATCAGCGATGCTGGCGAAAAGAAGTACGACTTCAACCGGGTCACCGTCCTGGGCGCAGACGTAAAGGGTTCGATCGCTGTGGCCGAGAAGGTCAAGCAGATGAACGACGAGCTCAACGAACTGGGCGAGAAGGCCGACAAGCTCGATGCTGCGGAAAAGGCGGCGATGCAGCATGCCGAACGGTCGAAGGCTATTCGCGACCTCCCACTGCCGGGCGGCAAGGGCAACCACCAGGATGAGCGTCAGCGCTTCAAGTCGCTTGGCGAGATGCTGGCCGAGCACAAGGATTTCATCGACTATGTCGGCCGCAAGGCCGCCGGCGGCATCGATCTTTCGTTCCCGGACCTGGCGCTTTCGGACCTGCTTGCCAGCGCAGACCGCTTTGCCACGCTCGGCGCCAAGACGCTGATGACCACTTCGGCGGGCTTTGCTCCGGAAAGCATCCGTTTGCCGGGCTTTGTCGAGGCGGCAACCCGTCCGATCCAGATGCTCGACATCATGCCCATGTTCCCGACCAGTCAGTCGTCGATCAAGTACATGGAAGAAACCACCCGTACCCACTCGGCTGCAGAGACGGCCGAGGGTGGCGACTACGCAGAAAGCGCGTTCGCGTTCACTGAGCGCAACGTCTCGGTCGCCAAGATTACCGACAGCCTGCCCGTCACTGACGAGCAGCTGGAGGACGTGGCCATGATGCAAGGCTACATCGCGACGCGCCTGCCTTTCGGCGTGCGCCAGCGGATGGATCGCCAGGTGCTGATCGGCGATGGCTCGTCGCCGAACATGCGCGGTCTCAAGAACGTGTCGGGCATCCAGACGCAGGCGCGCGGTGCCGACCCGGTTCCCGACACTTTCTTCAAGGCGATGACCAAGATCCGCGTGACGGGGCGCGCGATCCCGACGCACCACATCATGCACCCGACCGACTGGCAGGGCGTCCGCCTGCTGCGCACGGCTGACGGCGTCTACATCTGGGGCTCACCGGCCGAGAGCGGTCCGGAGCGACTGTGGGGCCTGCAGGTCGTACAGAACGATGCCGACAGCGCGGGCACCGGCTACACCGGTTCGTTCCAGCCCGCCTGGTGCGGTATCTTCGAACGTCGCGGTGTTGAGCTGGCCATCGGCTATGTCGGCAGCCAGTTCACCCAGGGTAAGCGCACGGTGCGCGCGGATGCCCGCGCCGCAGCGGTCTGGATGCGCCCTGCCGCGTTCTGCGCAAACACCGGTCTCTGATGCAGGCCCAAAGGGGCGTGGCTGACATCCGGGTCGGCGCGCCTCTGGCCATCACCGTGAGTGGGCGGATCGGCGGGACCTGCAGCGGCAGTAATCGCCTGATCCAGGGCCGCTCGCCCGCCGCCGGGTAGAGCGGGCAAACTCTTCAGAAGGATTGGTCCGATGGGCAAGATGAGTGGCGCGGGTTCGCGCATCATTTCGGTGGCGCTGGGGGCAGCGCTGCTTGGCGTCAATTCTCGCGTGCTGGGCGATACGGCGATGGCCAACGGGGCCACCACCGAAGTCACCAGCTTCGCTGCGCAGCCGGACGTGCCGCGCAACCTGACAGTGACCGGCAACGGCGCGGCGGTGGCGGGCGACGTGGTCATCGTCGGCACCAATGCGGGTGGCGAGACGATCACGGAGACGATCGTCGCTGCCGGTGCCGCCACTGTGGTTGGAAACAAGGCGTTCAAGACGGTCACCTCGATCACGCTGCCGGCCTACGTGTCGGCGGGAACCGAGCGCATCCGCGTGGGCACCGGGGCCAAGCTTGGCCTGCTGCACAAGCTTTCCCGCAACAGCGTGGTCGCCGCCTTCCTGGCGAACGTGCGCGAGACCACCGCGCCTACGGTCGCGTTCTCGGCCAGCGCGCTGGAGAGCAACACGATCACTCTCAACTCTGCGCTCAACGGGACGGCGGTGATCGTCGACCTGTACGAGACGCTCTGACCGAAAGGCACCCTGACATGGGCAACGTGATTGCAAGGCAGCGGCTGTTCCTGAACGCCGAAAAAACGAAGCTCGTGGGCGAAGGCGATACGGAGGGCGCGTTTCTCTATGTCGCGCCCGGCGATGAAATCCCCGAGGACGCGCACGAGAAGTTCGGCCTGGAGGACGGTGCGCTGCCCGACTTCAAGCCTGCCGATCCCGGCGAGGTCGCTGGCAAGGTGCCGAACGTTGCCCCGCCACCGGGCCCGAAGGAAAAGGCGGCGCAGCGCGCGGCCAAGGCTGAGGCAAGCGCGAAAGCCAGGGAGCAGGCCAAGGTTGGCACCCAGGCCAAGGCCGATAAGGGCGCTTCGATCACCAAGGAAGCCGGTCCTGGCAAGAACAAGGAAGCTGCGCCTGGTCCTGACAAGTCGGACGGCAAGCCTGCCGATGGCGCTGGCGGCGATGCTGGCGGCGCTCCTGGCGAAGGCGGGCAGGCCTAAGCCATGGCACTGATCGACCGGGTCAAGGAACGCACGGGCAGCGACCTTTCCGATACCGAGCTGCAAGCGATGATCGACGGCATTGCCGACGAGATGGAGCTGCGGTTCGGTCCGGCAGGGCCGGTGCTGGTGCTGTCCGGCGACCCGGCCGATCCGGCGACGCAATATCGCCGCACGCTGCGCCTGGTGCGCGCGATCGACACCACCGCGGATATCGAGATCGTCGAGATCGATCCCGGCAACAGCGGTGATGCCAGCGCCCGCGTGACGCTGGCTGCGGACGATTATCGGGTGCTCGATGGCGGGCGCACGCTGCAGCGCCTGATCAGCGGCACGAACGGGCGCGAGTTCTGGGCGCCGATGGTCGAGCTTACCTACACGCCCAAGGGCGAGCAGGCGGCGCGCGACGAGGCGACGATCCAGCTGATGCAGCTGCAGCTTTCCTATCGCGGTGGCCTGAAGTCCGAACGGGCGGGTGACTACAGCTTCACCCTTTCCGGCGACATGGGTGCAGACCGCGAGAGGATCTTCGAAGGGCTCGCGCAGCGGCGCGGGATGGTGATGGCATGATCCTCAAAGGTATCGGCAAGATCGATGGCGACGGATGGAAGGACACCACCCGAAAGGGCGAGGTGATTTTTGCGTACAAGCCGACGCTTCCAAAGCCCTATGCGGAAGGGCAGCACGAGCGTGTTGGCAACATCGGGTGGACCGCCAGCGAGAAGCAGTACGACTTCGTGCCGGCATCGATCTGGGAAATCATCCGGCTGCTTCCTGCAATCCTGCGTGATGCGCACCATCGCCGCCGTTACTACGCTTTCAGGAAGCCTTGCTGATGCGCGGCTTCTTTCCTCGCATCGCGCTGGCAGCAGCATTCGCCTTGGGCATGACGCCAACAGGCGCGCTGGCCGAAAAAGGGCTCGCCGTAGAGGTCGCGCCTCGTGCCACGACGCGCCGGCAGAAGGCGCGTCGGCTTGTGCATAGCGGGTGGCGGCGTCGGCGCAGCCGTGGCCCTGCCTCGCATCCGCGCCGCCGTTCGAACCGGCTGCATGTCAGTCGCCGCGTGCGCCGGCGCAATCGCAGGCGGGCGGCATGACGCGGGCTCGCTCTCCCAAGCTCGTGCGCAAGCAGCTGAAGGTGACGCCTGAACTTCAGGCGTTCGCCCAAGAGCACTATCCGATCCCGCAAGGTGCGAAAATCTGGCAGGCGTTCGGTTGGAGCGATGCCAAGGGCAACCGCCGCCGCATGCGCCTGTACTTCGACGATGGGCTGCAACTCGACGCCAGCTTTAGCGCGCCGATCGACGGCATGCAGGCGATCGGCAACTTCAGCCTGAAGTTCAACCTGGTCACCGAAAGGAAGGCAGCGTGATCCTGACGCTCTTCCTCGTCTGGCTTGCTGGCCTGTGCATGGGGTTGCTGATGACCTGGCTGAAAGTGCGCAAGCCGATGGACCCGATCGGCCGGGCAATCACCCTGATGTTCGGCGTGGTCTTCTCGATCTTCTGGCCGGTGGTCGTTGTCTACTGCGTGGGCATGGGATGCTGGTGCCTTGCGCGTTGGCCAGAGGAGATCGAGCCGTGAGCCTGGCCGATCCCGTCAACGGGCCGATGCCAGGCCGGGTGCTGTGCAAGGATTGCGAGCACGTCAGCGGTGGCACGTGCGTGCGGCCGATCGGGCTGCACTTCGACGCCGGCATCAACGGCTTTCGCAAGCGGCTGCACGTGAGCGCGGCGCTGGAGCGCAGCAGGACCAGGACACTGACCAAGCGCGCCTGTTGCGGCCCGGATGGGCAGTTCTTTGAGCCCAAGGGTTCGCTCGATCCAATCGTGGCATTGGAAGCTGAGCCTAACGACAGTGAATTCGACATTCCGGCCGATCCAGTAGCCACCGTGATGGACGCGCTGTGGCACAACTCGCCCGAGGTCATTGCGTGGGCGCGGAAGTCACTAGCCATGGGAAGAGACCCGATCATGACCGACGAGCAGATCAAGCACATGGTCAATCGCTTCCTGAGCTGGAAGCTTCCTTCGGACTTTGCGCCTGACGGTGGGATCACTTTCCATCGCGGGCCCGTTCAGGGTGCGAGCAACTCGCCCGTCGGGACCAACCTCCTTTCCGCCGTCCAGGCCGAGGCGATGATCCGCCACATGCTCGTCGGCGTCCCGGAGCACCGCCAGCATGACACGATCGCGGACAGCGACGGGGGTGACGGAGCGTGAGCGCTGACATGATCCTGCTGAGCCTGCTTGTGGCAGCTGCGCTGCTGCTGGCGCCGTTCACCTCGACCGGTCGTGGCGGACATAGACCGCAGGTTCCACCCGACTCTCCGAAATCACCGCCACCCCCGCAGAGGAAGTAGCGTGAACCTCGCCAATGTTTCCCCGATGCTCCGCGCCCTGGTCGAGTGGCGCGACGATCTGGCCAAGGCGGCAGAAGCGCGCGGGGACGAGATGTTCATGGGCGTGCCTGATGCATGGTTCGAGGAGCCGCACTGGTTCTGCACCAAGGGCCATGTCTCTCGCGTCTACCTGCGATCGGAAAGCGGCTCGCGGTGCATGGCCTGCCATGAGGGAACCATTCTTGGCCCAAGGATGACCGAGGCGGACTTTGCACAGGTGCTTGGCGGGCTTGCGCTGAAGGTGGCGCAGGAAGGCTCGCTGTCATGAGCCGCGGGACAACCTTCGTCACACTCGACATGCACGAAGCGGCGCTGTGTGCCATGGCGTTGGCATACGAGCTGAAGGCGCTTCGCCAGATGGCGGCTCGGCAGCAGATAAGTCCTGACCTGCAGGCGGCGCTTGATCGTTCCGAGGCCCTTTACCAGCGGTTGGCCAAACGGCTCGCGTCGAAGGGGATCAAGGTATGATCTCCGGACGGCTGACCATGCGGGCGCAGATCGAGCGCGAGACGGCAACCGGCAGCGATGCCTGGGGCGGGCCGAACGCGGGCACGTTCGCGCCGCTGGGGAATCCGGTGGCGTGCTTTGTCTACTCGCAGCAAGCGAGCCAGCTGATCGACGGGCAGAAGCAGGCGCAGATTGAAGTGACGCGCGCATTGTTCGCGCTGGGCACGGACGTGCGGCCGGGCGACCGCCTGGCGAGCGTGACGGATCGCAAGGGCGTGGTGCTGCATGCCGGGCCGCTGAAGGTCGAAGGTCCGGTGCAGTTCAAGCATACGCACCTTGAAGCGACGTTGGAGAGGATCGGCTGATGTTCCGCTTCATCCGTTCACTGTTCGCGTGGAAGGTCTGCGGCATCAAGGGATGCTGGCAGTATTCCGAGAACACGGTCACCGGCCAGCGTGCTGCCGATCTGGTTAGCAGCAGGCTTTATGGGCCGGTCGATTGGGCATGGCTGGATGCCGGGCGCGGCCATCCCCGGATCAATGGGCGGCCGGCGTGGCGCAGTGCCGAAGGTCAGATCAGCGGGAGGTACTGCTGATGGCGCAAAGCTCTCTCCGCTGGAACGGCAAGGCCGTGAAGGCACGCATGCTTGCGGCGACGATCAGGGGCGTCAACGACACGATGGCGGCCGCGGCAAACCATGCCAAGGCGAACCACGACTGGGACAATGACACCGGCAACCTTAACCGCGGCATCGTGATCCTGGGCAACGCTGCGCCCGACGAGAAGGGTGTGAGCGGCACCTGGGGCGTGGTCGACGTGGAGTATGCGCTGATCCACGAGCTGGGCGGCGTGATCGAGCCGAAGAATTCCAAGTTCCTGGCAATTCCGGTGACAGACCTTGCGCGCAAGGCAGGGTCACCGCGCAACCTGGTTGGCCTTGCCTATGTGCAGAGCATCAAGGGCCAGCCCATGCTGGTCGATGATGAAAGCGGCGAGGTCCACTACATCCTCAAGCGCAGCGTGACGATCCCGGCGCGGCCATACCTGCGCCCGGCAGCCGATGCGAAGTACCCCGAGCTGGGGGCAAATATCCGCAAGGCCTGGGACAGGCTGAAGCCGGGTGAAGCTGGCGGTGCGCCCAGCGGCTCGCCTGGTAGTTCGGGGGGCGGATCGGCGGGAGGTGACGGCGATGCCTGACGTTCCTGCCGATCCGATTGGCGCGATCGTGGCGATCCTGCTGGCCGATGCCGACGTGGCGGCGCGGGTTGGCACGCGCGGGTTCGGTGGCGAGCTGCCTGCGGCCGAGACCGATGACATGCCGCGCGATGCCTTCGTGGTGAAGGCGTCGGGCGGCGCTGCCGTGAACGGGCGCGGCTTTGCCGAGTACGATACCCAGCGGGTGGACCTGTACGCTTTCGGAAAGACGCCAGCGCTGGCCGCATCGCTGGCCGATCTGTGTGCGCTGAAGCTGCGGCGGGCGCGGTCACAGGTGGCGGATGGCACGTTCGTTCACTGGATTCAGAGCGCCGGGGGATTTTCGAGTGGGCGGGAGCCGGTGACCGATTGGCCTCGCGCGTGGCGATCGTTCCAGATCCAGTACGCGCTGGTCAAAGTAAGCTGAAGAGGAGGTTTAGATGGAACCGTATGAAATCGTAGGACAGCCGTTGACGCTGTGGCTGGCTCCGGTCGGGACGGCGTTCCCGGATATCGATGCAGCGCCGGGCAGCCCGTGGGTGCTGGTTGGCACCAGCGGCGACCGCAGCGAGACCGAGGAAGGCGTGACGGTGACGCACAGCCAGACGCTCAACAAGGTTCGCGCAGGTGGCTCGGTCGGCGCGGTCAAGGTATTCCGGCCTGAAGAAGACCTGATGTTCCGCGTGACGCTGATGGATGTCAGCCTGGAGCAGTACAAGCTGGCGGTGAACGGCAATGCGCTGACCACCGTGGCGGCGGGCTCGGGTACGCCGGGCACCAAGTCCATGGGATTGAGCCGCGGCAAGGACGTGACGCTCTATGCGCTGATCGCACGCGGCGTTTCGCCATATGACCCAACTTTTGCCGCGCAGTATCAAGTGCCGCGCTGCTACGTTTCTGGCAGCCCGGCGATCGCCTACCGGAAGGGCCAGCCTGCCGGCATCGAGCTGACGTTCGAGGCGCTGGAAGACCTGGAAGCGGTGACCGAGGACGAGCGCTTCGGCAGCCTGATCGCGCAGCACCAGGCGGCGCTCTGACGAGCATCCCAGCGGCGGCGTTGCGCGACGCCGCTGCATGACATAAGAGGCTGGAAGGCGCACCGAATGCAGCGCCTTCCCGTCTCTCTGCAATCTCACATGTCGCCACGGACAGGTGTCCGGGGCGCAGCTGGCGTTGGCGCGCGGGCATATCGGCCTGCATGGACAAGCCCGAAACCCCTGCACCAGCGCAAGCAACCGGCAGCGCCGATGGGCCGCTGCTCGATCTCACCACGCTGATCACCAGGCCGACGATCAAAGTCGACGGCGAGATCTTCGAGATCCTTTCTCCCGATGAAGTTTCGATCACCGACAGTCACCGGTTCGGGATGTGGGGCCGGCGCATTCACGCCCTCAACGACATGGAGGGTGAGGAAGCAGAGAAGGAACTCACCGCACTGGTGAGCATGGTCGCGCGCAAAGCGGCAGTGGGGATGCCCGACGAAGTCTTCGCCAAGCTACCCGGTGCGCATCGGCAGGCGATCAGCGATGTTTTTACCGGGCTCTTGCTGCGCAATCGTCTCGGCGTGGCAGGAGCGATCGCGAAGGCGGCGGGCCTGGGGACGACGGAGACCAGCGAAAGCCTGCCGACTGGGGAGAGACCATCCCGCGCCTCGTCCGCTTCTTTGGCGGGGACCCGCGATGGTGGCTGGATGAAGCCCCTGCGGCGCTGGTTCGGGCGTTCATGACAATGTTGCCGCGCCTTCAGGCGGAAGAGCAGCTGGACGCGATCCGCGCGGGCGGACTGGCGTTCGGCGGCTATAAGCCCGAGGTGTCGCGTGAAATGCTGGCCCGGCTGCACAAGGCGGCAAACGGCCATGAGCGGCGTCCGCGTGCGCGCAAGCCCAAGCCTGCCATGCTCGGATCGATGGGCATCGGCATGAAGCTGGTGCCGATCAAAAGCGCCGGCTCGGAAGCTTCTCATGGGCAGGTGAGCCATGGCTGAGAAGCTCGGCGAGGCGGTACTGGAGCTGCGCACTGTCGGCACGGAGTTCAACACCGGTGTCGACAAGGCAGAAGGGCGCGCCAAGCAGCTGGGCGCAACCCTGGACATGACCGCTGGCAGCGCCTTGGAGCTGGCTGACAAGATGGCAGCGGCGGGCCGTGAGGGCGGCCAGAGCGCTCAGGTGTGGCAGCGGGCGTCGGCGTCGATCGACTTACTGGCGCAGGCGCAGGCGCAGTCGAAGATCGAGATCGACAATGCCAGGGCTGCGCTCAACGCAGCGAAGATCACGCAGGAGGAGTACAATCGCACTGTCCTGCTTTCAAAGGCGGCGGTAACCCAATTCGAGGAAAGTCACCGTCAGGCGCAGGCCGAACTGCAAAAGCACATCGCGCGCACCAAGGAAGCGACCGGCGCCACCGGCACCCAACGCCAGGGTCTGCAGCAGCTTGGCTATCAGCTCGGCGACGTCTCGACGATGTACGCCCTGGGCATGAGGCCTGCGCAGATCTTCGCCAGCCAGATCTCGCAGACGACAGCGGCGATCCAGTTGCTGGCCGGCGAAACGTCCAAGTTTGCGATCTTCCTCCGCAGCGGCCTCGGCATCGCGCTGGTGCTTATCGTGCAGCTTTTGGGGCCACTCATCGGCAGGCTGTTCGAAACGGCCGATGCCGCCGACGAAACGACCAAGGCCTTGGACAAGATGCAGTTCGCCACGAGCGCCGTCGGCGATGCCCAGGGCATTCTCGGCAACGTGATGGACCTGACCACCGGCAAGATGAAAACCCAGACGCAGGCGCTGATCGCGCTGGCGCGGGCACAGATTGCCGTGGCGCAGATCGAGTCGCGCGAGCGCCAGGCCAAAGCTGGCGACACCATCGCGGAACTGACCACGAAGTACGGTCCCAACTACAACGCAGCAGCAGCGCGCGGCGAACTGCAACAGGACCGCCCCCTGTCACGGCTGCAGAGTGAGCTGCGTAGCGGGCAGAAGTCTGCCGATGATGTTGTGAAATCACTTCAGGGCATGGTTGCCACCGGCCAGCTGAGCCAGGGCATGTTCGTGGATCTCGCCAAGGCTTATGCCAACTATGGTGTCGAGACCGAAAACCAGAAGATCTTCGAGGACGCGCGCAAGCTGCTTGACGGCACTGGCGGCAAAAATCTCCTGAAGCCCGACACGCCGGACAAGAAGCGCGACGGCAAATCCCAAGCCGAGATCGAGCAAGCCTATCAGCGCGATCTCGCCTCGCTCAACCAGGAAGAGCTGCAGGCCAAGCTTTCCCTCGCCACATCGGCGCAGGAACGCGCTGATATCCAGTACCAGATGCTGGCCGACCAGCGGGCACAGCGCGAAGCCGAGATCAACGCCAACAAGGATTATAGCGAGGCGCAGAAGAAGCAGCTCCTCGCGGCGCTCGATGCGCTCTACGGCAAGAAGTCTGCGGACGGCACCATACTTGTCAGTGGCGGCCTGCTGAAAGACCGCATTGCCCGCGATCAGATCGAGGCGGAAAAGCGGCTCGATGCCGAGATGCTGAGCCGCCAGCAGCAGACGCTGGAAGCCTGGGCGCGGGTTGCGGGCAGTTCGAAGGATCGCGCGGCGCTGGAGTTGCAGGCGCTGCAGTTGCAGCAGCAGATCGAGCGCAACCTGCTGGAGCAGCAGATCGCCACCGGCCAGATCGCCGACGCGGCGCAGGCGCGCGCCTTGCTGGAAAGCCGACAGGCGGCCGAACGCGAAGGGTTGCGCCAGGCCAATGCCGGACCGCTGGAGCGGTACACGGACGAGCTGCGCCGGAACAAGCTGGAGAGTGGCGAGCGGGTGGAAGAGCTGATGGTCGAGGAACTCGACTATGTTCACCAGTCGCTGACCGACACGATATCTTCGCGCCTGGGCGTGAAAGACCCGTTCCTGCGCGGGCTGATCGACATGTTCGTGGAAGACGTGTTCATCCGGCCGATGGCCGAGGCGCTGGAGCAAGCGCGGGGCAGCGCAGGCGGTGGCGGTGGTGGTTTCTTCGGTTCGCTGCTCGGGTCGCTCTTTGGCGGCGGTGGCGGTGCATCGCCATTGGCATCGCTTTCGAGCAGCGCTGCCTCGACGATTGCCGATCCAGCCTATGCCGGGCTGTTCGCCACAGGCGGCACGATCCCCGCAGGTAGTTGGGGCATCGCCGGGGAAGCGGGGCCCGAGCCGGTTTTTGCAGGTGCCGGTGGCGCGGTGGTGATGCCCAACTCGACGGCGGGCAGCCGCCTGAGCGGTGGCGATCAGCCGATCATCCTGTTCGACTTCCGCGATGCCGTCGTCACCGAGGAACTCCTGCGCCGGGCCGACCAGAACGCGCAGCAGATCATGACCAGCGGTCTTTCCCAGTACGATTCGGTGGTTGGCGATCGCGTCAAAGAGCACCTGGAAAGGCGCGGCTGATGGCGACGTTCGATTGGCCTGCCACGCTGGTGCCACGCAACATGCAGATCCAGCCACCGCGCCGGACGCAAAGCATGACCACGAGCCTGACCGACTTCACGCAGGCTGTCCCGGTCATCCGTCCGCCTTTCACCGTCACCCTGGAATTCGACCAGCTCGAAGGCGGGGAAGTTCTGGCCTGGCGCGCGATGGAAGCGCTG